GGACTACTCATCTGTAAAGATAAAGACGAATTATTAGTAGAATGGTCACTCACCGATGTAAACAAACCTTTAGGTATTGCCTCTTATCAGCTCAAAGAAATCATTGATAACACTATCGCTGAATTTGAAAAAAACAAACTTAAAACCTCTTATGTAATTAATAGAATAGGCAGTACAAAAATACAAAATAGGAAAAAGCCTGAAAAACCCTTATAAATAAAGGGATTGAAGCTAAAAAAGGCAAAAAAGCGGACAAAATGAAATATACAATAACTACCATTTAATTACCGAGTAATTGCCCAATAACTACCATTTAAATAACTTTAATTACCTATATGAGGTATAAAGTACCTATTAATTACCAAACCCAATAAAATAGCCCCTTTGAGGGCTTTTTTTGTGCCCTTAAATGACCCTTAAAGGCTATTGAAATACCCTAAAAAGCACCCCGAAAATGAGGGTGAGAAGTACCCCCAAAAAAACCTCCTTTTTTAGGTTAGGGAGACACTTAGGGGGACACTTAGGGAGACAAAAAAGCACCTAAAAAGAGAGAGTAAAAAACCCTATACTTATACCCACAAGCAAGCTATACCCCTTTTTTATAAAGTAAAGGGGGGTGTATTGTAGTGTATTTTATACTATATTTTAATGTAAGTCACTTATTTTCAGTTACTTATCTAATAATGTAGGTGGATTTGTACCTTTTTCACCCTCTAAATGCTTAATTTGTTCCTTTAGGTTATATATATCAACCTCAAGGTCGGCAATTTTTTGGTAATTCGTTACTGGGTCAAGAAACTCAAAAGATAGGTGCATTTTGGCTTCCCATACTTCCTTAACGTCTTCAATAGGAATCCTTATATTTCCATACTCTCGGTTATCAGAAGAGCAGTATAATGATTGATACTTATTGATACGATTCTTTACCCTTTTGACTATAATACCCTCATTGACTGTTACTATAATATATACCCGATTATCCGTCATATATTCCCAGCTCTCTACAAATTCACCAATTACGTAACTTCCATCCTGCAAGGTTGGGTACATAGAAAGCCCCTTTACTTGGAACATACGATAAGTACCCCCGTAGAGCCCTGGTACATTATACATTGGTAGCTTTTCTATATAATTCTTGTCCAGATAACCAGTAAGATAGCCTGCTTGCGCCTTATATTCCACCAAAGGAATAAAAGACTCATCGTCCTCTTCATTGACAACTACTACTTTAGGCACAAGGTCTCTTCCCTCTACTATCTTTACTATAGGCTCTTCCTCTTTTTTAAGCATCTCTCCTTTGCCAGTGAGCAACCATTCGAAATTTATTTCGAAATTATTTACGATTTTTTCTAACACATTAAATTTAGGCTCTGTATTAGCTATATAGTTCCTCACATTAGCCTCATTTATTCCAATTTTATTAGCAAAATCACTATTATTTCCTTTGGAAAAATAATCAACAAGAGATTTTATTCGTTCATTAATTGTACTCATAATCAACTTATTAAAGATTTAATCGAAAAATAATTCGAAATTTACTTGCTTGTTTCGAAATTTATTTCGAACTTTGCACCGCTAAACGAAATTAAATAACGAATGCACAAAGGTATAAAAATTCCTCGAAAATTCAACCCCTTAGTGGTGGAAAAATTATCTGTAAAGTTTGGGCTATCAAAAACTTATATACGCCAGTGCCTAAACAAAACACGAAACAGCGAAACAGCTGATACTATTTGTAAAGAGTACAAAAAGTATGAAAAAGAAATCAACAACGTTTTAAATGATTAATTATGAGAGATTTAAACTATATTGAAATAGATGAACAGCTTTATGTTTCTGTCAAAGAATTGGAGAGAAAAGGTTATAGAATAAGACCTTTTGCCTTTTTATCAACTAAAAATATCCCCAAGTATAATAATAAAGGGGAAATGATAGACCTATTAATATGGGAGCCTATTTTAAAGATAAGTATATTAAAAGATGATTCATTATGAAAGAGTTAATCAATACCATTGAACAAACAATGTCCAGTTTTGAGATTGCAAAGCTGACAGGGAAAAGGCACGATCACGTAATACGTGATATTAGAGAACTCAATAAAGGTTATGGGAATTTACATCTCCCCAAAATTGGGTTGATGTTCAAAATCACCGAGTTACCTAACGGAGCTAAGAGAAATGACCCTTATTTTGAATTGACCAAAATGCAGACATTTGACCTTCTCACTGGGTATAACACCGAATTGCGTATTAAGGTCAATCGTAGGTGGGCAGAGTTGGAAGCCTTGACACAAATCAAAATGCCCAAATCTCTCAATGTCTATGGAATGGAAGCCCTGCCATACGTGGAGTGGTTGCTCCTACATAACTACTCAGTAACCAGCGGGCAGTATCACGCCCGTATCCGCAAGCATCCTCAACACTTCTACAAGTCAATCACAGGGAAGTGGTATATCAATAAGGCTTTTGCAGAACAACTGCTAACCATAAGGCAAGGAATACAGGCACTCAAAGAAGTGAAGGGCTTGCCACAAGTACATCAGATGACAATTTTTGAAGCGATTGAAGAAGTAAAAGCAGAGCAAGAGAAATTAAATCAACCTAAACAATAGCAAAATGAAAATAGGAGACAGAGTAAAAGAGATTGGCCTTGGCGAATTTGACGAAGATAAAGGTATCGGAATTGTCATCAAAGTATATGATGTAGATGGTATGACACGTGTAGATGTTAGATATGTAAATGATAGTGGTATATATATTTATTTCATTGAACATTTAGAGGTTATAGAGGATTAAAAAAATAGCAAATGAAAATAGGAGACCAAGTAAAGATAAGCCGATACACTACAGATCCCGCAAAGCAACAAGGGAGCATCGGTACAGTGATAGGAATTTATCCCGAAGACGAAATGACTACTATAGTAAGAGTAGAGTTTGTAACAGATAAGGGTGAGAAATTCTCCGCCCTATATGATATGGACTGCTTAATTCCTGTAAGTGAGGACGAATTAGAAGATTAAATTAAAAAATAGAATATGAGAAAGTTAATACAAAAATTACTAAAAAAGCAGGTGATACACCATATTAATAGAGATTGGAGCCATCAAGTGATAGAGACAAAAGAAACCCTCTTCGGGATAGTAGTCAAAAGAGAATTGAGAACAGAGTTAATGTAGTTAGAGAACAAACAGAATGTTTGTGCTACTAAGAAAGAAAAAATAGAACATACAAATATAATTAATTATTCCTAATTCAGTAGGACTGACGGCTAAAGGCTGGCGAAGCGAAATCGCATTAGGGAGCAAGGCGAAAGCCAAAAAAAGACACAAATGTACGCATACAAAGAAAATATATTATCCATACCAGCACGGCTCCTATACGATGATTGGGGACTGATGAGCTATGACTATTACAAGAAGTTATGTAATCGTGGTAAGCTCATCAATACCCAACCAGGGAAAGGATTAGGCAACGAAGCGTGGGTATCCTTCCACGAGTTGCCGGTGGTGAAAGGGGTTAATATTAAGGAATTTTGTGTGAGAATGTTGGGCAAGCCCGAAGATAGTAAAATCTTACAGAATAACCTTGAACCTCTCTTGGTACCCGACTTGGAAGCTATTAACTTCTTTTCAGGTCACAGAAAACCTAATGGAAAGCCTCTAAAGATAGAAGAGCAAAGAGAAAAAGCTACCTCAGCAATGATTTTAAATGCTATTGAAAGCCTCTTTAAAGGGCGTATCAAAAACCCTCTTTACAAAGGAAAAAAGGTGGAGATATGGAAAAACATTAGCGAGGCTGTTAATACACTCAACCCCGAACGTTGGCATTTTGACCTGCCGAATAACCCAAGAAGCCTGCAACGCAAATATAACCAGTATCTCAGTGAGGGCTATTATGCCTTCATTCATAAGGGCGAGGGATCTGGTAATGCTAAAGTAGTAACGGAAGTAATGGAAAGGCTTTTTATATCCATTTGCTGTATGCCTAACAAACCCTATATGAGTTCGGTGTATGATATTTATCGGCAGTTCTTGTATGGCGAGATAGAAATCTTTGACAAAGCCACTGGTGAACTCTTTAATGTGGAGCAGGACTTTTGCGACGAACACGGGAATATCTTAGAAGTCTCTGAAAGTACCGTAAAACTATGGCTGAATAAACCCGAAAATCAGTTGGTTATCAAGAAAGCCCGCAATGGAGAATATGACTTTAGCCACAAGGAACGTCCGCACGTCAATCGCCACGCACCGCTTTATTCAATGAGTAAAATCACCTTGGATGACCGAGACTTAATGCATACCAAATTACCTAATGGAGATAAAGTAATGGCTTACTATGCGTATGATGTGATGAGTACAGCATTAATTGGTATTGCACATAGTAAGAAGAAAGACAACGAATTATTCTTGGACTGCTTCCGCTCTATGTTTCGATTCACCGCTCAATATGGCTTAGGTACCCCAATGCAGATAGAAGTAGAGCGACACCTTACAGGCGAACACGTGGAGGGCTTGCTCAAGGCTAACAATATTTTTCCTTTTGTGCGATTCTGTAATCCTACTAATTCGCAAGAGAAGTATGCCGAGACAATGATACGAGGTAAGAAGTACGGGATAGAGAAAGACAGGCATCAAAACGTAGGGCGACACTATGCAAGACGAGACAGCAACCGAGTAACTAACCAAAAGATATTTGACGAGTTCAATGACAACTACAAAGATGCCAAAGCTCCTTATGAGGATATAGTAGCAATGGAATTGGAAGAGCAAACCCTCTATAACAATCAGCTACACCCCGACCAAGAGCGCTTCCCTGGTAAGACTCGTTTGCAGGTGTTTTTAGAGAATGTAAATCCGAACCTACCGAAACTCAACCGAGCACTTTTAGCGCAATATATAGGTAGATGCGTGCCTACTACGATACGCAGGAACCAATATGTAACGGTGCAATATCAAAAGTACCAATTGCCCAACCCACAAGTTATTTCCTTGCTTTCCTCTTACGAGGTACAAGCCTATTACCTTCCCAATGAAGAGGGTATAGAGGAGGTGTATTTGTATCAAAATGAACAATTCCTCTGTGAGTGTAAGCGCCTTAAGAGCTTCAACCGAGCCAATGCCGAATGGACAGACGAAGACAAGGAAATATACCAAGAGCAAATGCATTATATCAAGCAATTTGACCAATATACTAAGGAAAAAACTACTGAAAAGCTCGCTAAGATAGGCACGCTTTCGGTGGAGAAAAAACTAGAAAAAACAGAGCTTCCTGTAATTACTGTAGCCTACCAGGAGCAACCCACTACTAACTACAAAGAGTATCAAAAAAGTAAAAAAGAAACGATAAATAAAGCCTTATTAGACCTATGATTACAACAGAACTTAAGGAAAAAATCATTTTGGCGATTTCCGAAAATAGAAAAAACTACCAATCCGACAGCAAGCACGCACAGAGCTTGGGAATTAACACGGCACAGTACAGCCGTATCAAGAAAGGAGAATTAGAGGGCGTACTTAGCGATGCCAATTGGGTTAGCATAGCCCGCAGGCTACATGTACAACTCAAGGACGAACGCCCTTGGGTAACGGTGGAGACAGAGACCTTCCAATACATCTACCTACAACTTTCTACCTGTCAAGCTCGCTCCATCTCGGCTATCCTTTGTGATAGGGCAGGAATTGGCAAGACACATACGGCAAAGGTATATGTCAGCAAGAACAAGAACGCCGTGTATATAGACTGCTCCCAAGTTAAGACCAAACAAAAGCTCATTCGCAAGATTGCTCAAGAATTTGGAATTGCTCACACAGGGCGTTATGCTGATGTATATGAGGATTTGGTATTTTACGTTAAGCAGTTGGAAAACCCGCTTATCATCTTGGACGAGGCAGGAGACTTGGAGTACCACGCTTTCCTTGAACTCAAGAGCCTATGGAATGCTACTGAGTACGCTTGTGGCTGGTATATGATGGGAGCCGATGGATTGCGGGCAAAAATAGACCGTAACAAGAACATCAAAAAGGTGGGGTATGCAGAGATATTTGACCGATACGGCTCCAATTATAGCCGTGTAAGTCCTCCCCAAGACGACGAAGCTATTACGGCTTTCCTATTGGGACAAATAGACAAGATCGGCAAAGCGAACGGCTCTACCCTTACCCCACAACAGCTCTTTACTCGTACCAAGGGAAGCCTTAGAAAGGTACGTACCGAAATAGAAAAAGTGCAAGTCGCACAGGCAATTAATAACCAATAACTAATGATAGATAACAAAGTAACGATACCAAGGGCTTACACCTATGAGGATTTAGCCCGAAAAAAATATAAAACATTGCCATTGAAGGGAGTATGGAAAGAACACTTAGGAGATATAGAACGTTCGGGAAGTATCCTTATCTATGGGGATTCAGGACACGGAAAGACAACCTACGCACTGCAATTGATGCGGGAATTATGCCAAGGGGAAAAGGTACTATACAACTCTTTGGAAGAGTGCGGTAGCCTTTCACTACTTACCAACTTGGAACGTACAGGGCTTAAGCAATATAAAAACAAATACTTAGTGTGTGGAGAGCCTTTGGACAATCTTATCCAACGCCTTAGTCGCCCACAACAACCTAAGATAGTCTTTATAGACAGCGTGCAGGCTTGTTTTAGGGGGAAAAAAACAGAGGATTATCATAATCTTATATTGCAATTTCCTCAGACCCTCTTTATAGGGATTTCACAGATAAGTAAGGGAATGCCTAAAGGAGCCGTAGCGGAGGAGTTCTATTGGTTTTGCCAAAATAGAGTATTAGTGAAGGACTTCAAGGCCTATATAGATAAGACACGAACAGGAGGGAATGAGTTAGAGCCTTACATTATATCTGAAATCAAAGCGGGAGAAAGAGAGTTAAAAATGATTAGGTAAAAGGTTATAAAGATGAAAACAATATACCAAAAAAAAGCATTCAGGGACTGCCTACTTTATTACTTGGACTGTAATTATTGGGCATACGAGCAATTACAATGGATGTATTTTAAAAAATGGTGTGAGCGGGCGTATCAACAGAGAAGGACCGTAGTGGAGCCAAGAATACAAATGAAGAACGACCACTTGCTGAATTGGTTCGCTAATCAGTGGGAGGTGTATGTAGAGGGCGAGATAGCTAAGTATTATGGTCAGCCACTTATGGAGGGGGTATTTGACAGGGAAGATGTAGGGCTAATGATAGAGTTACAGATGGAGAATATTTACCACATTTATCCCAAGACATTACTGAAAATGATAGATAAAAGTGGAGAGACTCCACAGATAATCAAGAGTGAAAAACAAAAAATAATAGTAGAATGAAGCAGTTATATATGGAAGTGCTAAGGCTTGACAACTTCTTACAAGCCTTATCAGAATCAGAGCGGATAATGATACATCAGTATCATGCAGGCTATAGGACCAGTGTACCAATAGTGGCACTAATCATCTACGAATGGATACAAGAGAACAAGTGGGAATCCACAGACTTTAGATATAACCAAGATAGAGTATTGACTTGGTACAATTGGGATAAAAAGACTTGGGAACCGATAGAGACCCACGAATTATATAGAGCAAAAGTAGAGCTATAATTTAAAAAAAAGATAAAAAATGAAAGTTATTAAGGATTTAAAAGTAACAGTAACCTACACAGTAGGGCTTAGGAATGCAATAGTATCTGACATGGTTTTTGAACAATTGGATAAAATGGCGAAATATGGATTACCTATTGAAAATAATAAGTCAGAGGAGTATAAAGAAGCTTTTGAATGGCTGACAAAATACATTAATGAATATGATTCTTGTAGTTTGTCTTATAAGGTTGAATTTGAAGCGTAATAAAA